TATCTGGTTAACTTCGCTATTCCAGCCGGAAAGAATGCTGATGATGTTAGCCTGAGCGCAGGTAGCATTGAAATGCTGCCAAATGGCAGTGAACCTCAGATTAACGTTGAAGGTAGTTATCCAGACTTCACCATCAGCATAAAAATACCCGCACCTGCGGATGGCCAGACACCAGAAAATCCGAGCATCACCACCGGAACGGTTAAAACCCTTCAGGCTGGCTCCAATGCTACTGCTCAGATAAGTGGTGCATACCCAAATTTCAAAGTGGATTTCGGCATTCCCTCCGGCCAGGATGCGCAAACCAATAAGCTAACGGTAGGGTCAGTCACTACGTTATCAAGCAGCAGCAAAGCGACAGTTGAGATAACCGGTCAGCCTCCAAATTACATAGTCAACTTCGGCATACCCTCAGGCGCCCCTGGAGTTAATGCAACAACGACTACCAATGCAACAGCAACCACACCTGGCCTCATGTCCGGAGATGACAAGAAGAAACTCGATGGCCTCAGCGCAACGCCCACGCCGGTGTTTAACGTCATCGCCTCAGGCGCTCGTCCGGTTGGAACTGCATTCACTGTCGATGCTAACCGAAACGCCAGGGTGAGTTACACCATCAGCTACACAATGACTGCGACGCTCACAGTAGGGCAGACGCTTCAGATAGTCGCTACTGTAGACGGCAAAGAAGTCGCCCGCATGACTGACGGCATTCTGTTAGGTCTGGCGGGTAATCTACAAAAGACAAAATCATTCAGCTTCGATGTGCCTGCGGGTAAATCGGTGCTGCTTACTAAAACCGGAACATCCAGCATTATCGCCACAGTAATCAGTGGTCAGGAAGTGCTGTACTGAGGTCTATATGTCTGAAGAAGTTAAATCTGAAGTGTATGCAATCATCGTTCACCTTACTTCAGGACGTAGCTTAGAGGGTTATGCGCCTCAGGGTGGGGATATAGGAGGTGAGTGGCTCATTATATCTCGCGAACCAGACATGATGAGTCCGGCCTATATAAACCGAGACATGGTAATCTACTTCGAACTGGCAGAGATCAAATAAATGGCAACGTTAACTGTTCAACTTTCGTGTTCCGCCCCTACAAGTGAAGATATTTTCGCAGTTGCTTCTGATGTGGAAAAGGAAATGGCTGGCAAGTCCCTAAATGCTGAAACCGCATTCGCTTTTACTGAAGAATTTAAACACAGGGTCTCTGATATGATTCAGGTGACCGTTTTAAAACCTGTGGCAAAAGAGAAATAACATGGCAAAGTCTAACTTCAACATCCAGATTGGACTGAGGCGTGCTAGCTATCTTGAATATCAATCGGAGCTACTTCCAGAGTACTCAATGGGGATGGTGTTTATTGTCGTTACAGACGGTAGACACATAGCCTTATCATTGAAAGAAGTTGCTGGCGTTTGTGTAACCCCAATCACCAAGAGTGAATAAAAATGGCAAAGCTCACCGACAAACAAGAGCTGTTTGCCCGTGAGTACCTGAAAGATTTAAACGCCACTCAGGCAGCTATCAGGGCGGGTTACAGCGTTAAAACCGCCCAAGAACAGGCAAGCCGCCTGTTATCAAATGTCATGGTTCAATCTCGCATCTCAGAGCTTAAGGCTGAGAGAAATGAAGAGATTGGCATTGATGCCGCATATGTACTTCGTCGCCTGGTTGAGATTGACCAGATGGACGTTCTCGACATCCTGCTGCCTAACGGTGAGCTGAAGCCGATCAAAGACTGGCCCAAGACGTGGCGCACAACCTTATCTGGTATGGATGTCATTGAGATGTCAGGCGATGACCCCGGATTCCTGAAAAAGATTAAATGGCCTGACAAGGTGAAGAACCTTGAGTTGCTCGGCAAGCATGTTGACGTCCAGGCATTCAAAGAGAACGTTAAGACAGAGCAGTCAGGAACGGTTCAGGTGGTGAACTACACGCCTGCCGATTACGCAGCGGCACAATCGCAGCTGGAGGAGAAACTAGACGGGTTGGACTGATATGGCAAAAGTTATCGAATGGGAGGATATGTCATTCCCTGAGCGTGTTGCCATTAAGGCCAAATCGACTAAATCATTTCTCAACTTTACCCGACTGTGGTTTGAGCTGGTGCAGGGCGACAGGTTGCTGGTTAACTGGCACCACCGACTGATGGCATCAAAGATTGATGACCTCATTGGCGGAAGGCTGCAGCCTCGCAACCTGATTATCAACATTCCCCCTGGCGGGACTAAAACAGAATTCTTCTCTATCCACCTGCCGGCCTACGTTAATGCGCTTGTTCAGGAGGGTAGGTTAAACCGCTTCCGTAACCTGAATATCTCATTTGCTGACACGCTGGTTAAGCGAAACTCTCGCCGCACCCGCGACATTATCAGCAGCAAAGAGTATCAGGAGTTATGGCCGTGCTCGTTTGGTGTCAATCAGGCTGAAGAGTGGGAAATACTCGACAGTAAAGGCCGCTCTACTGGTCAGACGGTATCTCGTTCCAGTAATGGACAGATTACAGGTGGTCGTGGTGGTTACTTCGGTGACAAGTTCTCCGGCATGGTTATGCTGGACGACTACAACAAACCCGTCGATATGCTCAGCGAGACGAAGCGAAACAGCGCCAACACTTTGCTGGTAAACACCATCCGCTCGCGTCGCGGTGATAAGTCGAAAGAGCATCCAACGCCATTTGTGAGCATTCAGCAGCGCCTGCATACAGATGACGCTACCGGATTCATGCTTAGCGGTGGGATGGGCGTTAGCTTTCACCACGTCGCCATCCCCGCCCTGATAAGCGAAAAATACATTGAGTCACTGACAGAGCCGTGGCGATCTCTGTGTTGGGAAACAGTAAAAGACACTGACAGCGTCGTCGTATCAGGTGAGCGTTACTGGTCATACTGGCCGAAAATGGAAGATGTGAACGACCTGCTCGCATTGTGGGAGCGCGACCGTTACACATTCCTCTCGCAGTATCAGCAGAATCCGATGGCGCTGACTGGCGGCATTATCGAAACCGACTGGTTTCAGACCTACACGCACCTGCCAAAGATTCAGTATCGCTGTGTATACGTCGATACGAATAGTGGAAAGGTTGAGGACTGGCTTGACTATACGGTGTTTACGCTTGCTGGAATGGGCGTTGACGGAAATCTATACATCATCGATGTCGTTCGTGGGCGCTGGGACCCTGAAGACTTGCTTAAAAAGGCTGAAGAGGTTTGGGCTAAATGGTCAGCATGCGGAACGCTTCGTATAATGCCAATGCGTCACATGGCAATCGAAGAGAAGCAGGCCGGTCAGGGTTTGATTACCACACTGAAGAAGCGCCAAAACATACCGGTAAAAGAAATCCCCCGAGGTACAGGCCAGAACAAGCTGGTTCGCTGCCTCAACGTCATCCCACAGATAAAGACTGGCAAGGTTTTCGTGCCGGCAACACATGACTCAAACGGTGCCGCAATCATTCATACCTATTACGAAGATGGTTCAGTAGCTGGCAATACCTCATGGGTGCTGACTGCAATGACCGAATGCGCAGCGTTTTCTGCAGATGACAGCCACGACAATGATGACATTCTCGACACATGGATGGATGCAATCGACGACAACCTTATATCAGGTAACAGGCCGATGGTTATCGATCCGAACCAACTCAGGAGAATTTGATGTGGTGGTTTAAGAAAAAGAAAATCACCGCACCTGAGCCGGTGAAAGAGCCCGAAAAGGCTCAGATGAAGATTAACCCCGAAGCAGTATCCGCAGTAAACGCCAAACCCCCTCGCGAATTCCAGCGCTATGAGCCACCCAAAGGTGTTATCCCCGAATCTATCCGGGGCGGCATTCTTGCGATGGACTCAACCGATTACGGCGCGCTGAATGATGCTTACGCGATGGGATATGGCTACGGCAATTTAGATAGCTTCCCTGGCTATCCCTATCTGGCAGCAATGGCGCAGAAGCCTGAATACCGCAAGATGGTCGGCACAATCGCGGAAGAGATGACGCGTAAGTGGATAAAGCTGAAAACTGTTGGTGATGACGACAAGTCAGATCGGGTTAAGCAACTGGTCGATGCTATGGAGCGCTTTCAGGTACGCGAGAAATTCCGCGAGGCTGCTGAGCATGATGGTTATTTCGGCGGCGGACAGATTTATATTGATGTGCTGTCACCGAAGAACGTATCGGCCTGGACAGATGACAACGAGCTGCAAAGCAAGCTGTTCATCAGCGACAAAAAGATACCTAAAGGTAGCTTGCAGGGTTTTCAGGTCATTGAGCCTGTCTGGACCTACCCCGGCGTATACAACGCACAGAACCCGCTAAGCCCTGATTTCTACAAGCCGACCGAATGGTTTGTTATGGGTAAGACGGTCCACGCAAGCCGCATGGTTGATTTCGTGTCTCGCCAGGTGCCTGACCTCCTTAAGGCGTCATATAACTTTCGCGGTCTGTCACTGATTCAGATTGCAGAGCCATACGTTAACAACTGGCTGCGTACGCGTGACAGCGTTAGCGACATGATTCACTCGTTCAGTATCCCGGTTGTCGGCACAAATATGTCGAGCGCCCTAACCGGCGGACCTGTTGACCCGGTACTTTACAGGCTTGAGTTATTTAATCGCTGCCGTGACAACCGTGGTGCTTTCGCAAAAAACAACACGGAAGATAACCCCGAAACGGTAGAGTTCGTCAACGCGCCTCTGTCTGGCCTCGATACATTACAGGCACAGTCACAGGAGCACATGTCATCCGTTTCTGGCATACCGCTGGTTAAGCTGCTTGGCATCACACCCAATGGACTGAATGCTTCATCAGACGGCGAGATTCGCGTTTTCTACGACTATATCCACTCGTTACAACAGTCGATGTTCAAAGCGCCTTTGAAGCGGATTCTGGACGTTATTCAGCTATCTGAGTTTGGAGATATCGACCCCGATATCTTTTTCGAGTTCGAACCGCTGTATGAGATGAGCGCGAAAGAGAAGGCAGAAATTCGCCTGATTGATGCGCAGACTGATGCAGTTTACGTCACTCAGGTGCAGGCGCTGTCAGCGAATGATATTCGCGAAAAGATTGCCGACGACCCTGACAGCCCTTATCACTCACTGGACTTAAGCGATGACATTGAAATCGAAGAAAGTGACTTCGACGAAAACGAAGAAGCCGAGTCCGAAAGCGATCCGCCCGACAAGGCCTAATGCAGGTGTCGAAGCCTGGTATCGACGCAAGCTGGATAACCTCATCACCGAAATGAACGACTCGGTGATCTACTGGCTTAAGGCGAATTACCGGGCATCCGGCGCTATGGCAATGGACGCATCACCGGCGGTGTTTATGCGTGACGCGATGAAGAAGTTAGCAAAGCGCTGGCAGAGGCGTTTCGACGATGTGGCCGCAAAGCTTGCGCAGCGGTTTGCTGGTGACACCATGAAAAACTCTGACGTGTCGCTATATAACGCCCTGGAGACGGCGGGGTTTACAGTGCCTTTCAAGATGACGTCAGCGATGAACAACGCATTGCAGGCGACCATCACAGAAAACGTAAACCTGATTACCAGCATCCCTGAGCAATACCTCACGCAGGTGCAGACGCTGGTCATGCAGTCAGTCAGCCGCGGGCGTGACCTTTCGACACTGACTGATGAGTTACAGAAGCGTTACGGCATCACCCGACGCCGCGCAGCACTCATTGCACGCGACCAGAACAATAAAGCTACAGCAGTTATGCAGACAGCCAGACAGCAGTCGCTTGGCATAACTGAGGGCATCTGGCGGCACTCACACGCTGGAAAAGAGCCTCGGCGGTCACACGTTAAGGCTGATGGTCAGAAGTTCGACCTTTCGAAAGGCTTATATCTTGATGGTAATTGGACTCTTCCTGGCGAGGAGATTAACTGCCGCTGCACATGGTCGCCGGTAATACCCGGATTGGATTTATGAATGGCTAAGTTTGGTGAGTGGTGTGATTTAAATAATGAAGAACCGCTTGACGGCCAGTATGTGATTGCAAAGACATCGCATGGATCCGTTGAGGGGGGCTGCATATACAGGGAAGGCTGGTTCATGTGCTTTGGGCAAGTCATTAGCGATGTAATCTCTTGGATGCCCCTTCCAGAATAAAAGAGAAAACATATGACTTTAGAGTTAACCATGCTAGCAAACGATGAATTTTTGAGGCGCTTTATTCCTTATGAATTAAGAGAAACATGCATCATTTATTCAGGATGCAATGCATTTCGCGGCATTAGTGAGTTTCTTGCATGGATTCCTAAGGGAGAAGTTATCGTAAAGATAAGCGTATGGAATCGAGGTTATGAGTTTCATTGTGAAACAAAGCAACTAATACCCCGTCCGCCGTCACCTCCAGCGCCACCGAAACCCAGATATGGATATTAAATCGGCTCGTAAGCACTCATCCAATATTAAATGAGATAACCATGACTATCGAACGGTTAGCGTTTGACCGCGCATCCGTGCGCTCATTCGATGGTAACGGCAGGCTTCAGGTCACAAAGAGCAACATCAGCAAGGCGAACGTCTGTCCTTACTACGGGCGTGAGATTCCTAATGCTGAAGCGCTGGGTTTAGAACCGGAAAAGATTTACCGGTTGTACCGCCACCCTGACGAACTGAAGAAATCCGCACCAACATTCAACAACATCCCTGTTCTCTGTATCCATACCCCTGACTTCCCTGGTGACCCACCTCGCGAATACCGCGTGGGTACGACGCACTCTGGTAGTGATTTCGATGGCACTTATCTCACCAACGGCCTGTCCGTCTGGGATAACTCAGCCATCGCGGGTATCGAGACTGAAGAGCAGAAAGAACTGTCATCGTCGTATCAGTACGTCGCTGACATGACTCCCGGCGAAACACCAGACGGCGAAGCATATGACGGCGTTATGCGTGACATTGTCGGGAACCACGTTGCACTGGTCGAAACCGGCCGCGCAGGTAGCGACGTACTGGTCGCTGATTCACTCCCACTGGAGCTTAAATACATGAAGTTAGACCGCAAAGGCGTTGCCGCACGTGCC